ATGTAAACTCAGATGAGGACGATAAAAACAAAGAAGAAAAGTTTACGACAGAGGACGTTAAAGCTCTTATCAAAGAGTTAGGCGATCGTATTTCAAAACTTGAATCCAAGAATAAATAACTAAAAAACCTACCTTAATGAGATTTACTACCTTAGCTCTGTTTATTAGTCTGCTTTTTATTTCAGCGACTCCTCCAAAAAATCTTACTGTTTCTAACGATGTGTTTACAGTAGTTTATTCTGAAACTCTACAACAACCTCTATTGGTAAAATATACGGTTGCTTGTACTGAAACTAAATTCTCTAGAAAAGGTTTAGACTTTTATACATACAAAGGAGTCACTACTTCTGATAATGCCGATTATGAAAACAATCCATACGATAAAGGACACATGGCGCCGGCTGCCGATTTCGCATGCGATCAAGCAAAATTAAAAACGACATTTAGTTATTTAAACTGTGCACTTCAACAACAGGACTTAAATCGTGGAGTATGGAGACTTTTAGAATCTCACGAAAGAGACATGGCAAAATCTGCAAATACTTCAATTGAAATAACCGTACACTTTTCTGCAAAATCTACAAAGCTTCAGACTGGAGCAACCGTTCCTGATGGATTCACTAAAGTTATTACTTCTGGTAAAACAGTAGAAAAATATTATTTTCCAAACATTAAGCCAACCAAAGCAAAATACGTAGAATATAAAATATGAGTCAAGTAAACTCAAATGAGCCGATACTCTTATTTGAATCGTATTGTAGAAAAAACGATATTGATGGAAAAGAGATCGAAGCTCTAGTATCCAATGTTCCAGTAAGATTAAAAGTTGCAAGCACTCCACAAAGTCAAATGCAAGGATATGTGGGTGCAGAAGAGTCTCCATCTGAAAACGAGGGCATTCTTTTTGTATACGATAAACCAATGCCGCTTGCCTTTTGGATGAAGCAGGTAAAGTTTCCTCTAGATATAATCTTTTTCGACGATAAGATGGAATATATCAATCACGAAACCATGAATACTACTGACGAGACTGAGGATCATAAAATGCCTCAACACAGAAGTCAAGCACCAGCTAGATTTGCAGTAGAGTTACCCGCTGGATGGTGTGACAAAAATCTTAAGCCTGAATGTAAACTTTCCTTTTAATTGTGTATATTATACAAAAGGAAAAAAGCATGGTAGATTTACAGAATTTTAGAGATCTTCGTTCGTTTGTAGACGAAATGAACTCATCAAACTCCACCAATCACAAGATAGAAGTCTTGACTCGATGGAAAGAAAATGACTTTATTTGTAAAGCATTAAAATATACGTATCATCCGTATTTGAATTTTGGAGTGACTTCTGCAAACCTCAAAAAGAGAGTCGACTTGATTGCACCTGCTGATGTTGGGTATCCGGACCTTTTTCAACTCTTGGACGATCTTTCTGAGAGAAGACTCACCGGTCACTCTGCGATCGAGATGATGAATAGATTTATTGCCGACAATTACAATTACTCGGACTTGATTTATCAGATAATCGATCGTAACTTGGAAACCAGAGCGACTACTACTATAATCAACCGAGTTGTTCCAAATCTTATTCCAGTGTTTGAGGTTGCCTTGGCACACGATGCAGCCAAAGTAAAAGGAATTAATATCGTCGACGGCAGTTGGTACGTTTCCAGAAAACTCGATGGGGTTCGTTGCATCTGTATCGTCACCGACGGTAAAGTCAATTTCTTTTCCAGAAACGGTAAGGAGTTTAACACTCTTGGAAAAGTAGCAGAGGATATTTTAAACCTAGGGCTAACTAATATCGTTTTGGATGGTGAGATATGTCTGATTAACGAAGATGGCTCAGATGACTTCCAGGGAATCCTGAAGCAGATACAGCGTAAGGATCACACCATTGAAAATCCAAAATACCAGATCTTCGATATTCTTACGATTCCTGAGTTTACTGGAGAAGAGGTTTCACCAATTTTTTCAAAGAGACTTGAGGAAAGGGTAGCTCTTCTTGGAGATATCGAAAAGGTCCCAACTCTTTCTATTCTTGAACAGGTTAGGGTAACCACCGATGATTCTTTAAGCGAATTAAAAAGTCTTTCTAAAGAATCCAATTGGGAAGGTCTTATTGCAAGACGAGATGTCGAGTATACCTTGGGTCGCTCTAAGAACATGCTTAAAATTAAAGAATTCTTTGATGCTGAATACGTTGTCACGGGTCTTATTATGGGACCTCAACGAGTGATCGTTGACGGAAGGGAAGTGGAGGAAGAAGTCCTAAGTGCGGTGACAATCGAACACAAGGGATCCCAAGTCCAAGTGGGTAGCGGATTTACGATGGATCAGCGTCGATATTATTATCAAAACACTTCAGAGATCATGGAAGCAACTATCACAGTACAATACTTTGAAGAAACGACCGATCAGCATGGCAATCATTCTTTAAGATTTCCAGTATTTAAGGGGAACCATGGAAAAAAGCGTAGTATATAGTACTATGTCTTATGATAAAAAGTATTTACCGAAATTAGAGGAGTTTAAAAAGCTTCATGAAGAACAGGGAGATCGCTTGATCTTAAATACTATGAAATACGATAATTTCGTAGGTCCAAAGGAAACTTTAGACTATCTTATTGAGGAATACTTAAAGATCAAAGATCGAAATATTAATCCAAAAATAAAGTAAAGTATGTATTACATTGCAAAAGTAAAGTTTGAATCAATTGACGACAATACAGGTCGAATTAGAAAAATTTACGAACAGTATCTAGTTGACGCTGGTTCCATTTCAGAAGCTGAAGAGCTTTTAAATAAAAGATTCGAAGAGTCAATTGCAGAATTTTCAGTGGTTAGCATCCAAGAATCAAAAATAATGGGAGTGGTTAAATAAGATGAAAAAACTGCCTACTAAAATTGCAGAGGACGTCTATGACGTCCTTTGTAAGTTTGCGGAAGCGAATCCTAGCTATGCTGAACGCGAAACCTTTGTTTACCATTATGGAGTCTTGAGTACAACCTCACAGAATTATAAATTAAACTGCATGGACGATGCAAATCGAGTTTTTATCTGTAAAGAAGACGGTCGCATGTGGGTGGACGGAGTCGGTTCGTCCAGAGCAAACTCTATACTTAGAAAAATCTCAGAAGACCTAGTCTCTTCACGGGAGCGATGCATTTCATAGTACCAGTAGAAAAAGACTTAGAGTTTTCTCAGAAGCTATTCCAGATGATCTCTAGTAACATCAGTGAGCTGGCGGATGAGAATCTAAAACTGCCAAAACAAATCCTCTTCTCGGGTCCCCTAGGAAAAGAACTCCTGGTGTATATAAAAGAAAAAGACTGGAGGTTCGATGGCTTTGAGCTTAAAGAAGTCAAGGGAATAAACCAAATCATCTTTAAATACGATTCACCTCTTACTCAAGTCGAAGACAACCGACCCTTTTCATCCAACTTAAATGGACAGCAAATAAATGGATTCGCAGACTCTGGAGTATTACAAAAAATGCTCTCTTCGTATGCATCCTCCTCTTTTAAAATAGAGAGAACAGTTCGTCCCGAAAAAAGAATACCCCTAAAAAGATAATTAAATTTTTATCTTAATTAAAAAAAGAGTATTTTTTCTAACATGAAAAACATAGTGATATTTGATTTGGACGGAACATTAGCCTTGATTGACGAAAGACGACAGCTGGCTGCTCTACCGAACGGTAAAATAAATTGGGACGTATTCTTTGATCCCAGAAACATTGCATTAGATAAACCCAATCCTGCAGTCGTTGAAATGTTTAAGACATTGAGTCGAGACGGTTATGAAATGTTGATTTTGTCAGGTCGCGATGCAAGAAGCCAAACTGAAACTATCGCATGGCTGCATGAGAATGACATATTCTTCGATGGACTGCTGATGCGTCCGGAAGGATCGTTTACACCAGATGATGTGTTGAAGAAAAGCTGGTTAGACAATATTGGTGCAGACCGAGTTGTGTGTGTATTCGATGACAGAGATAAAGTAGTACAAATGTGGAGAGACAATGGATTGACGTGTTTCCAAGTAGCTCCAGGTAATTTTTAATAGCATGGCACAGATACCGACAGCAGAAAAATTTTTATCTAAAAACATTGATTATGTTTTAGGAAATGATTGTAAAGAAGATGTAGAAAATGCAATGATTGAATTTGCTAAACTTCATGTAAAGGCTGCTTTAGAAGCTTCGGCTAATGAATATTACCCAAAGGATAAAGAAAACTTTGAGTTATTGGCTGAAAGATTTATCAATGCTTATTCACTAGAAAACATTAAGTAGTATGAAAAAGATACTTTGGAAACTATTGGAATTGGTTGACAACAACCACGGCTATACAACACCTATACAAAAGAGATTTAAACATGGGGAATCTGTTCAAATATCTTTTAATAAATCCGCAGATACTCCATTCCAAATAGGTGAAACGGTAGAGATTATAGAAATCTGTAGACATGACTATCTGGTTAGAAATATCAACGGAGTTCAACGTTGTGTGTATCAATTTGAATTAATAAAATAATATGGAAAAGACACCAATAGCAGAAGATATTTTAAGTAAAAAGTTTAATGAATTAAGGTCATCATTTACTTTAAAAGATGTAGAAGAATGTATGATTGAATTTGCTAAACTTCATGTTGAACAAGCATTGAAAGAAGCGAGTGAAACTAAAGTTGAAGGGTACCATGGCAGTGGTAAATATAATAGGGATTTTTCTGATAAAGATTCAATCTTAAACAGTTATCCATCAGAAAACATTAAGTAATGGGAGGTTTAGATTTAGAAGCTTTTAAAAGAGCTTTAGACGAAGATTTAGAGAATCCAAATGGATATTGGAATCGATTGGCTAGAAAGGCTGAGGTTGAAAGATCAAGATTTCCAAAAGTAGAAGCCTATATCAAGAAGCACGGTATGGAAGCTGTACTCGATCGAATGATTCGTGAACACGGCAAAGAGTGGGACGATAAATGTTGGAGTCGAGGTTATGAAATGTACCCTAACAATAAATTCGACTTGCTTTGGAAGTGGATCACAGAAAATTTCGAATCGACTCAAAACGATTCAATCCCACAGGACTTTTTAGGATCTTCTTATTTTGTTAAAGGCTACTGGTTTTGTATCTATTGTGGACAGGGTTGCTTCTACCGAGTGTATGACAGTGAATTAAATATTATGTTACAGATATGAAACAGTTATTTTTATTACGAGGTTTACCTGGAGCAGGTAAATCAACGTTGGCAAAGGATTTATCAGGAGGAACAGGACAGTGTCACTTTGAAGCTGACATGTTTTTCTTGGACGGAGATAGCAACTACGTATTCGACGTAAGTCGAATCAAGGATGCACATCAATGGTGCCAAGATCAAGTAATAACTGCCATGGATA